GTAGGGCGGGTACACCCATTTTCTCTCTTGCCAGAGAGGCGAATGTATACGGGCCGGTGTCTGCTTCTGCGGTGAAGCTCTGGAGCCGCCAAGGGGTGGCGGGGACAGTGGAGGTGGAATCGGATGACTCTATGACCTCCTCTAAAGTTCGGAGAGTGAGACGGAGTTTAAAATTCTGTTGGCGCATGGAAATGCTTGGAAAGCCTTGGTGAGGCCCACCTATAAAGGGAAGTTCAAGACGAAGGCGGCCAGGTGTGGCCGCTGCTGCTATAGACTCTGAGCTCCCGTCATGCCATCCTGCGAGTTTGTTCTCCAAATATGCGGAATTAAGGCTGCCGCGGGAGGCACGGGACGCCCACAGAGCATCACCGGTTGTTTCAAAGAGGAGAATCTTGTCTTGGTAGATTTGGATTTTGCTGAAAAGGAAGTAGCCGATGCCGTTCGTATATCCGTATGTGGTATCTGTGGAGCCCGTCTGGTGAATGAGGACGGTTTCATTGAGTGCCGCCTCTGTTGGTGGGAGCCATGTCGGAAGGTCTATGAGGACTGTTGGGCGCACAAAGATGTCTCCTGCAATGTCAAATTCAAACTCGCAGCTGCGACCGAAGTCTGCGCCATTTAGAGGGGGGATACGGCGCAGTTCATGGACTACTGGGGGTACGGGGTCATATCGGTTTTCAAAGGGATTCAGTGAGTCTTCAAGAGAATCTTTAAAAAAGAAGGTGTCTTTATTCCCACGGGCGAGTGCTTCATAGAGAGAGCCCTCGGCTGTGAGACCTGTTCGGACTGCGGCCATTCTGTAGAGAAGAGAGGTTTAGGGGGCTTAGACTGGCGATTGTCTAAAGTTGCGCGTAGATATTCAATATAAGAAGAATGGGCAAAGGTGCGGAGTTTAATTCGCCGTGGAAGGCACGCTATCATTTTCCTGCTGGGATACAGCCCACAGGAGATATTCTATTGTTTGGAGGTACTGATATAGGAGCAGATGAGTATGGCATCTATACTCATACATGGACCACAGAGGATATACCGAGAATTCGTAGTGTGCTAGATAGTATCAGTAGCACACTCAAGCTAGAAAATCCAACTGACTATGCAAAGTATGATATGTCTGCAGTTGGTCATACACAGCTAATGAAGGACTTGCAGATGATGGTTGATGCGGGAGCAAAGGAACAAAAACGTCTCGCGCATCAATATATGCTGGGCTCTTGCATTGCGCATCAAGTTATGTCATTATCACCACTCTCCGTGACATATGAAGGATAAATGATGTTTTTGTATTGCAACATTATATGTGTATAATAGACATATAATGATGTATACTGTGGTCGTGCAGCCTTAGATGACGTTCATTTTCAGAGAGAGTCCAGCGGCCCTGTCGGCGCGTCTCGGAAGAACGAGCTCTCCTCTGCGTCCATGCCGATGAAAGTCTATTTTGTGGCTGGCGGCCTCTCCATTGGAGACCCATACGGACATGCATGTTTTCACTTGCTGGTATCCAGGGTCTGTTTCAGCAATACCTACTTCTCGGAGTTTATTCAGGATAGTAATGGTCTCTTTCACGCGGTCCTCTTTTGTCTTGTCTGCTGGAGGCGTGGTAGGCATTCTTTCGGCTGAGCGACTTCTTCTGCTGGATTGTGGCATTCTTTTTAGACCCTGTATCGGCTCACAGTTTAAGAAGAGGGGCTGCCGCATTTGCAGCCAATGGCAGAGCAGCTATTACAGAGTTGTTGTCCGTAACTCACCTGTTGCTTCTCTTCAAAGGATGGGAACTTGACTACACATCCCGTGATTGTACTGCATGTACTATAATTACATAGGGGCTGTGTGCTGAGCATCGTTGTCTTATAATACGCAAAAATGGTCTTGGCCTGTGTTTTGCGAATAATGTCGCTAGAGTCCATTCTTCTCTGATAGTGTCGGAGTTTTATTAGGGGGTGCTAGCGCATAATAAAAATTAAGCTGGGAACTCGTCATCATATATTGATACTGACAGAAATGACGACTAGCGAACGGTGTCTTGGGCGTATAGTACGCAATACTGTAAAGGGGGGGTTTCTACTCCCATTTGAAGATGAAGGCGGGAACTTTCATATTCCAATACGCTGTAATAGAAAAACGCGAAAAGAGCTCAATGGTCTATGTGAGCGCTGTTATGAAAAGGACATGAGGACCTATGAAAAACTGCAAATACTGAATGGAAGGGCCACGCTTCCTGGCGCACAGTCATCATATTTACATGGGTGTGTGACAGACCCTGTGCCGTTTTGGAGCAGATTGTATGATGGAGCATGGTATCGTTTAAAGCTGGAGAGTGGTTGTAGAGTCAGTGAAGACACGATGGGAAAAGTCAAAAAGGCGGTGGCTGCGGCGTATGCGGGAGTAGAAGTTGCTGCAGAGCCAGAACCATTGCCTGTAGCCGCAGTGGCGAAAAAGGGGGGCGCGGCAAAAACAATGAGAAAGAAGAAGGTGGAGGAGGCTCCTGTGGTGGTGGCTCCCGCTGTGGAGGCTCCTGCTCCTGCTCTGGAAAAGAAGCGCAAAGCGCCTGTAAAAAAGGGGGGCGAACCCGCCCCTGTAGAAGCACCTCCTCAAGAGAAGGGGGCAGCCGCGCTGGAGCCCCCTGTCGCAATAATCAGACAGCAGTTTCCAGAGCCAATTGAAGATGTTCTCACAATACGGGTCGTACCCAAAGAAATAGGAGGAAGGAAAGTATACCTGGAGCCTAAAAAGCAGAAGGTGTATGACCTGAAATTCCATTACATTGGCCGCTATAATTCAAAAGAGGCCGCTATTACCACCTTTCCAGACTCGGATGCTGAATAAGGGCGAAGGGCCCCTACCCCCTAGTCCTCTTTCCAGCCAACCTTCAAGGCTTCCCAACTGACTGGGAACCTTTTTTCCAGAAGGTCTGAAATGGCCTTTGCATATTCCTGAATCTCCACTTGGGCATGAGGGTCCAGACGAAGTGCACAGAGGCGAGCATAGGCACTGAGGCTCCCAGTCTCAATAAACTCCGTATACATGGACTGCGGGAGCACACCACGGGCCAGCTCAGGCGCCACCTTTTTTTCCAGAAGTTGTTCATAAAACTTTATGGCCTCGTCCTGAAATGCAGCGATGCTGGTACGCACCGCTGCCTCTTCAGCAATCGGCGTCGGCTTGGACCCCTGTTTCTTATTCGCATCCCGCTCACGCAAGGCCCCCTCTACAGGAAGAAAGCACTCTGGGCGCTCATCCACATAGCGGCGACTCACCTCATTTCGCGCGAAACCTACAACATGGCGAAACCACTCTCGTGCCACAAATATCGGCATCTTAAGACGAAAACGGGCCTGGGGGTGAAAGAAGGGTGTGATATGATTATGCTTTGCAAGATACTGAATGAGTTTGCTATCCCGCGTATCCAAGACGGCCGACTCTTTCGCAAAAGACACGCGCGCCGCATTCACAACAGTGAGGTCATCTCCAAAGGTATCCAGCAACTCCACAAAGCCAAGGCCATCTAGAATAGGGATTTTAGTAGTACTGCTCTCCATTGTATTCTCCTTTGGAATATTCAGCACGCGTTTAAGAGGGCACTGGCTATTACAGAACTTTAAAGTAGATTAGATGTCATCCTGGGGACTGGTGAAATCTGCAAAGGTCTCCACATACAGATTCGGCTACTATCAAGCACTTCCAGAAGGCAGCTTTAAAGGGGATAAGCAACTTCCGGCCACTGTTGTGTCGGCGTTTTACAAAATGAAATCAAAACACAGTGAATCTAATTATATGCTCTGGATACGCAGATTTCTTGAGAGGGTTCCATGTCATTTAGTCTTTTTTACAGAAGCCGACTTCGTCCCCTTTGTAGAGGAGTGTCGCAAGGCCTTTCCAGAAAAGACAAAGATTGTTGTTTTGCCCAGAGAAGAGTGGGCAGCAAATACTGCGTTTCCACAAGGATTCTGGGAGTCACAGCACGCCCTTGACCCAGAAAAGAATATTCATTCACCAGAGCTCTACAAAGTCTGGTACCAGAAAAAAGAGTTCGTCAAACTCGCCATTGCACTGAATCCGTTTGGTCACACCGACTTTGTCTGGACGGATGCAGGCATATTTCGCGATGCTCCTCTCGTAGAGCTTCTTGCAGAACGATATCCTGTCGCATCGCGAATACCAACCGACCGTATTCTCATTCTGAATAACATGCCCTTTACATCATCCGATGATAAAATCCACACATTTGGTACAGGAACTACATCAGTGAACATACAGTTTCCTCGCGATAAACCCAGGATAGGCGCAGGTGTCATTGCGGGCTCAGTGCAAGCCTGGAATGCCTGGAATACAATGTACGACGACACTGTAAAACGCTTCACACAGGCAAAACTATTCATGGGAAAAGACCAGACAATCATGGCGTGTATGGCACTGGAGAACAAATCGTCCATATCCCTACTAGACTATAGACAAGTGGTTCCTAACGACTGGTTTTATTTGCTGATTTATCTCGGAGCATCAGAGCCCCTCTATAGGTATTTGCGCTCCAGTAAGTTTCCAAAGCAGCGCATATCTTACGATGAGATGTTCACAATAAGCCACAAGGCCTAATAGACCAACCCTTGCGTAGCCTCTATAAATGCCAAATCGGCAACAACCTGCGCCATGAAATACTGCCCGTTCCAATATGTGAGCACGGGAGGCAAAAGCATCAGCCCCATTTTCCAAAATGCAATTGTATCCCAGAGGCTCATACAATATACCAAAGTGAGCGCCGCGTGGCTAATACATCCAGGCGACCGTATCCACACATTTAACACATAATTCATCTGCTTCTCAGTGAGCCGTGCCATAAAGCCGTTTCGCACCAAAAAGAGAAAGAAGTAGTCAATGCACCCAGGAAGCCCCGTAGTGAAAAAGAGAGAGTAGCCGAGGAGCGTGGAAGAAGGCAGCAGCATCCCAATAGGAAGTGCAACCCCCACCATCAGAATATGATGAATCCAATCATCTTGGCGAAGGCGCTCCCAATACAAAATACAGTGATATACGTGTAGTGCCATTACTATTGACGCTATTCGTGTATTCGGTTGAAAAGTAGAAAGCTGGTCAAAGTGCGTGTATGTTGTGACCACGTCATCCCATGTTTCATATAGAACCAGAAAATTATGAAATGCATGTACGAAATAATACGGATTCTGAAGACCTATCAAATGTATGAACCGGTCCAAATACATGAAAATATTCAGACTAAGTCCGAAAAATACGATTTCCTTTAACATTCCTTTCGCGTGTCCAGGCTACCACGTCCTTACCTTATTATATAAGACATATGTGTACCCAGTTTAGACCTCTAGTAGCTTCTTCGTCGTAGCCCACGACCCATCTACAGAGACGTTGTGTTTCCACCAGACTTTACAGGCTCCTGACATAATCGTCCACTGCTGTTCCGATGTCGCCGCAATAATCGCCGCAGCCTCCGCAGGACTGGATGCACGATAGTAATGCAAACCGAGTCTGGGTGGATTCGCATAGGATTCCATATCCACTTCTGGAGCCACGATAGGAACACATCCCATCGCCATGCACTCAATCTCGCGATGGCATTTGTTCCCATATCCCGCAAGACAAAGGCCAAATTTCGCATCCGTCAGCTTCTCCAAGTACTCCTCCTGCGTAAAAGGATATGGCTTCTCGCCATCCACATGGACGAATTCAGAGCAGACTTTGGACCAGTCAGCCTTTGTGCGCCGCCCTCGCTGCACGGCGTTCTCAGAGCGCCCGTAAAAGACTAGCTTCTGCGCCCGTTCTGAAAAGGAGCGATTTACTGGCGACGGCTTGCGCGCAACAATATCCTCCACCAGCCTCGGCCGCCTGGGCCAGAATATCCAAGGCTTTGTTGCCATCCCATTCACACTCTCAGGAGGCGCAGGGTTTCCAAAGAGAGCCAGCTTCCACTTCTTCTCATCCGCAGGAGCCATCTTCAGCCATTCATAAGTGGGACGGTCATACAAGAGAACCCGCCCCTTTTCTCCGAGCCAAATCTGGGATACTGCCTCAGTCTCCACGAGCTCCACATGGCCTTTCTCAGCCCACATGCGCGCCATCTCTCTAAAGGAATCACCTGCATGCGCGAAAAGGCCAGTGGCTCCAGCAGGCATCAAAAGCGCAGGACGCTCACGAAACTTCCGTTCGGCCTCCTCTTTTTGAATACAGGCTCCCATCTCTTCAAGCACCGACCCCGCAATCTTCTCTACAAGTGATGCAACATCAGCCGCGGTAGGAGACCCCTTTGGAACAATACAGAGGCGATGCTCCAGTTCCGCGGCCCCAGCCATATGCAGCAGTTCAGCATTTGGCCGCATCTCAGACTGAATATCCCATACGAAGCTCTTACGAGGGAGTGTCCACATCCAAGGAACCAAGTCGCGACTGAAAAGGACAACGCCCCATGCCCCTCTCAAGGTACGCAGGGCAGTCTCGGTCGTTGTTCGCCCTGTCCAAATATAGGAACAATCAATCCCCTCTAAGCGACTCTCAGTATCAGAAGCGGCCTTGTCTGTCAGCCATGTATCGTCAATAATGAAGACGATGCGCTTTTTTGCTGGGGCCTCTTCCCAACCCCCGCCAAGTGAAAACGCCGAGCGCAGCGCGCCAATCTCCTCTCGCGTACAGAGTTCGGCTGGACCATCCTGTGGAAGCCACGTCACCATCTTTTCAGACCATGCCTGGCGGACTTCATCCCGTGATAGAATGGGATACGTCGGCATAGACCAGTCAAAGAAGGGGAGAACCTCTGCAGCGCCACCTTTTTTAGAAGCCCAGAATTCTGCATCTGGGACCTTAAACTTCTGACGCAGTAGAATCACTTTCGCCAAATACTGGAGCACATACTTTCCAGTATCCTCGGCCACTTCATCCGGTAAAGGGGCTGCAATAGACACCTCACTGGAAATGGATGCGGACAAGGAACTGAGCTGACACTTTGTCCATGCCTCCGCACACGCCTTTGTCTTTCCGAGAAAGATACTGGAATAGTTGAATGCGAGACCCTCTCGCGATTGGAACGCATTCGTAAAGGTGTAGAGAGGGACAACAGGAGGCGTCCAGCTATTCTTTTCAGTCGCAGACAACTGTATGGCGCCCTGTGTAGACCTCGCTACCATCGCGCAAAAGGTTGCCGCCTGGGCGGCTGTCAAAGGGCCACGAACAGGTCGGTCAAAGGGGCTCCCTTTAAAGAGTGTAGGAGTATCCTGAATCTGTGTAACAGGGCGCATATCCTGTAGGCCCGTAGGCTGAATATAGAGATAGGCAGGTTTTGATACAATCTCGCGCGGGTCATATGTGCGCACCTGGCTACTGTGATAGTGAAACGTTTTCAAATTAATACAGGGATTTACAACCTCAAACTTCTTTCGCAACATCTCAATGGTGATGGCATTGTCGCAGCCGGCTTTTCCGAGAGGAATATCAAAGGGGACCCAGTCAATAGGAGCAGCAAATGCGCGCTTCACAGCGGCTGCACTTACAATCCAGGTGTCCTGTGAATCGTTGCGAGGACCGAAGAGTTTGGCCGCCCCCTGGGCGGCCTTATCCGTGCCCTCCACATCCCATCTCAAGAGAGCGAAAAAACGGGCAGGTGTCTCCAGATTTACGGACCAGAGCAGGCGCCATGAATCAGAGTCCGCGAAAATATCTGCATTCGCGAAGGCAACAATAGCGTCCTCTGGAGCATGGTCACAGACCCATCGCAGAATATCCCCATAGGACACCCGTTTTCCAATAACGTGTTGCTCCATTTTCGGATGACTCGGTAAGGAGGCTTCTTCCTCGTTGAGCAGGACAACTTTGTCAATATAGGGGCAGTCCAGATTCGCCTCCAAACATGCGCGAATTTCCCTACGCCTCTTTGCCTTATCAGGAACGAAATATTGCGTAATGAACCAAAGAGGTGGTGGACCGCCAGAGGGAACCGTATCAGAAATAGCAAGGCCAACGGACTTGGCCACGGCTGCACGGGCATCGTTGGCAGACGTAATAGGGAATGCGCGCCCTGCGCGCAACATAAGAGAGAGAAGGAGCTTCGCATCCTCCAGTGTGCCGTCCCACACGGGCCCCGTATACGGATAGATTTCCTTCAATTCCTCCAGACACACGAGGTTTGTGACTTTGAATTCCATGAGGCGCTCAAAGCCAATGTGGGTCACAAGACCCCGTGGCACGGCTATAAAGACCGCACTGGAAGCGTTTCCTTGCTCCAACCATTTAGAGGTGGTGTCATAGTCATCCAGACAAAGAACAACCTCTGGTTTTATTCCTGCGGCGGCCAGTTGCTTTGCTGCCGCAATACTCGTCGCGGCCACTTCCCAACGATTCCATGTGGCAGGGTCTTTGGAACCGTGGTCCTGAGGCACCGAGTCCAGCCAGACCACGGTCTTCTGGTCGCGCCACGCAGACGCTTCCGAAGTAATAATGCGAATGTTTTCTCCTGTTTTCGGATTCTTTGCGTACATTTTTACGGCAACCAACTTCTTACTATAAAAATGGTCGCACGGTCTTAAGCCCAGACGCGGTTTAAATACAAAAAATGCAGCGCTGTGTGTACTTAGTGAATTCCACGCCCAAATATTATTTCATGCTTCCTCTTCATTTTGCCCTTCTTCAGCGCTATGGGACTCCTGTTGTGCAAAACATGCATAAAGTGCTGGCGACGGAAGTGCCGGATCATCCCATATGTCAACAGGTGGCTAAAGAGTATGGTGTGGAGATACTTCCTTTAAAGGAGGAAGATGCGGGCTTTCTTGATAGTCGTGCAGCGGCCTTGCGCGCCTTGAATGCACAGGGCCGCTGGGAGTTCGTCTTGCCGATGCAGGAGGATTTTCTGCTGGATAGGAGTGACGGGGGCAGTTGGATAGAGCGCGGGGCGCTGTCCTTTTTGACAGGGAAAGAGAAGGTGGCATCCGTGCGTCTGATGCCATGCCCTGGGCCAAAAAAGCCACAGTCAGAGCTGGAGGCCTGGTGGGAGCTAGATAAGAAGTATGACGAATACGGCTTCACCTTTCAAGCGACCCTGTGGCGTCTGGACGCGTGTCTGGCGTGGTACGAGGCCATTTGCAACCGTCTGGAGTCCGCGTGGCCGAAGAAGACAACACCTCCACAGCGCAGAATAGAGGTGGAAGTGCGTGCAAACTTCGCAGAGAATGCTGAAGGTCAGCGATTCTTTTGGGAGTTTTTTGAGGCCCGCGGAGAGAAGCATATGGCCTGGTGCCGTGCCGGACCATGGTCTAATGCGGTGTATAAGTGTCCGTGGCCATACAGGCCCACTGCTATCGTAAAAGGGAAGGTGGAACCGTGGGCCGAAGAGCTTGCGAGACGTGAAGGCATGCCTTTTGCTACAAAGCCCTAAGCCCTTTACTCATTACGATGCCTCTTAGGGGCGCGCCGTGCGCGCCTACTTCTACGACGCATGTTGCCGAAGCCTGGGATATTGTTTTCATCGTTTACAAACTCACCAATATTTGCTATAGCCCGCTGTTCCTGAATCATGTGCTGCATCTGCATCATGAGAGATGCTTTGCGACGCTGGTCATCCATGCTGAGCGTCTGTCCCATTTCCTCTTTTATGAGAAGTCCAGAGAGCTCAAGAGTGATTTGGCCGAACGTTGGAGCAGCATCCTCGTGATTAGAAAGAGAATAGATGCTTCGGGGCATGGCTGCGGTGTGTCTACTATACGGGCGTCAATTTAAGGTCCAGGCATTGGTGGCGCAGCTCCTTGTTGATTATAGAGATGCATGAACACTGAATTGTTGTAACTCATCACATTATCATATGTGGGTACCTCGTTACTGAATCCTCCGCGAGGTCCAATCAAATAGTCGCAGCCGCCATCATTCAAAAGAGATGCCATTGCGCCAGGAATACGATGATATAGAGTATAATTTGTACTGTATCCATCCGTAAGTATATTACTGGCCACCACTGCCGGATTAATTTCAAACTTTAGAGGGGTATTGAAGTAGTTGGAGGTGTAGGCGTTGGATGCCTGTGACACCATAGAGCCGCCGTGGCTGGCGATGATTTGCCGGCCTGCCGATGGTGACTCGTATTGTATGAAAGAGGAGAACTCTTTTACGAGATGATAGGGACTGCTTGTTCCCAAGAATTGGCGCGGGAAATAGTATGTAGGCGCAACTTCAAGAATCATCTTTGTAGTGGAATTTGGATGAATGTAACGCTCATAGGGTGCCATATTGAAAGACACGGTGCTGAAATACACGTCGCCGGTGGTGTAATTAGGATACTGCTCAACTGTTGAGAGCGGGATGTTTGCCGCAATTGTATTGCCCCAGTTCCAGCCGACAGGCCCGAGTGGTGTATTCAGCATTGTAGAGTATGGAATGGTGCTGACAAACGTGGCATATCCAGCGCTAGTGGAGTTCGTGCTGTAGACATAGGAGCGCCACTGGCGAGTCTCTGCGCTCAAGTCGGCAAAGCCAGATGCGGAGAAACTGCTGATAGAGAAAAAGACAGTGCGCAAATCGGTGACGGTAGAAAGACGAATGTCGCCAACCCCTATGAACTTCAGAGTGGACTGTGTAGTGGAATAGAAGATGTTTTCAGAATTTGGGACAACCTGTGCGGCTGCACGGCTCACTATTGGCACGGAATCCTTTGCCACAAGAAGATTCGGAGCGGAATTGCTGAAAAAGAGGGAGCTCGTTGCGAGGTCCACATAGGGTGTGAAGAGACCCTGTAGAGCACCTACAGTACTTAGACGCAAAATATTGGATGTGCGAGTGGAATAGACTGTAGAGCCGAAATTATCAGTGATTTCAGAGAACCCAAGAGGAGAAATGGTACTCACAGCATCCCAGAAAGTGCCTCCGTTCCCGTCTGCAGTTAGAACATGTTGCACAGGGATTGTGTTGTTAATAGGCGTTAGAGCATAAATTGTTCTCAAGAATATAGTATTCGTGTCAAGAGTTTTAAAGCTCGTTGCCATACCTTCTGCTAAGAACCTGAGATTCTGAGTAAAGAATCTTGCGCACAACACCCGGTCAAATAAGTCGTCGTTCACACTAGAGAATGCCAGCGGGTGGTGGTTTACTTCAGTTAGTCGCAACAGGAAAACAGGATGTGTTTCTGACCGGAAATCCCCAAATCACGTGGTTTAAGATGGTGTATAGACGATACACGAACTTTGCAGTGGAGTCGCAGTCCATGTATTTTGACGGTGACCCCGATTTTGGAAAGCGGCTCACTATGCTGGTTCCTCGTCGTGGAGACCTCCTTGGCCCTATGGTACTGGAGGTGGTTCTTCCCTATGTGGAGTTTCAGGATGGAACAGCGGCGGCATATGTGAACAATACTGGGCACGCTTTGATTGAAGAGATAAGCATTGAAATCGGCGAACAGGAGATTGACAAGCAGACCGGAGAATGGATGTATATATGGTCTAGTCTCACGGTGCCTCCAGGACAGACGGTGGGCTATGAAAATATGGTGGGTGCATCCGATGGAGCAAATCCGCCCACTGTGCCTATAGAGGAGCCTTCATGTACAGTCTCCTCCAGCTCTTCCACGTACCAATACGGTGCCTCCAAACTCTACATCCCTCTTCAGTTCTGGTTCACCAAGAATCCTGGACTCTATCTCCCTCTTCTTGCAATGCAGTATCACCCTATTCGCCTGAATCTGAAGCTGCGCGGACTCCAGGAGATGGTATACAACCCGAACGCCACCGGCTCTTGTACGGATTCAAAAGTGAAGCCTGCAAAGATTGTGGATATTCGCCTCTGGGGCGACTACGTCTTCTTGGACACAGAGGAGCGTCGCCGTTTTGTGGCGAACACGCATGAATACTTGATAGAGCAGATTCAATACACGCCTCGCATCGCCATTTCTGAAAAGTCGGATGCTGCGACAGTGCGACTGGAGTTCAATCATCCTCTGCGCGAACTCATATGGTTCATTCAGCGCGACAAGATGCTCTACACACAGGAGTATTTCAACTTCAGTTCGCGGTCGGCCCTTCTGGGTCTAGAGACCGGTATCACCCGCGATATGCTCCAGGATGCGGTGTTGCAAGTGGACGGATTTGACCGATTTGAACGACGCGATGCCGGCTATTTCCGTCTTGTTCAGCCTTTTCAGCACCACACGAATATTCCCACGACGAAATTCATATACACCTATTCATTCGCACTCCGGCCAGAAGAGATGCAGCCAAGTGGTTCTCTGAATGCCAGCCGTATAGACAATATGATTTTGCAGGTGAATTTACGCCCCGATTCGCCCAATTTACCACCCACGCGTGGTGCATCAGGTATCCGTGTATATGCAAAGAATCACAATATTTTGCGAGTAGTGAATGGATTTGCCGGCCTCCTCTTCAAGATATAAGAGCGGGCTATAAGAGCGGGCTATAAGAGCGGGCTATAAGAGCCGTGCGCAAGTGCGATGACTCTTTTTAGGAGTTTAGGATAGCGATGGCGGGACTACTAGGTTCCTTAGGAGGTATAACACAACGATTCACTGGAGAATTACCTATTCCTGGGCTGGGTAGCCCAGGTGCAGCAGCAGGTGCAGAGGGCCTAAAGGCATCGGGTCTGAGTAAGCTGACGAATTTCATAAAAGAGGGGATTCCAGTTGGACGCTATACTCTTCTGTTCCTCTGTGGAATTATACCGTATGTGCCCTTTTCAACACTTGGATACAGCGGAATGAATTTGCTTGTGGGTGGCTCCATGCTCTGGGCGGGGATGAAAGGAATGGTGCAAGGACTTTTCGCCCTCATACACCGATACTTGAATGTATATTATCCATCTCTGTGGTGGGTGCGCTATATGACAATGTACAGTCCATGGTACATTTTTGATATTCTACAGACACTGAGTCCGGAGTTTGAAAGGGAGGGTTATAAGAAGCCCTTTGTCGGTGGAGAGCCAATAGCTGCAGAGGGTGGCATGGGTAAACTCACGGCCATCAATATTCCATTGATTCTCGGTATTTTGTCCGTTGGAACCTATATGCTCGTACAGAAACTTCCTCCGGAAATTGTCTCTACTGCGAAGCCTGTTCTGGACATGGTGACATTGATTATTGGTGGTGGCTCTGTAATGGCCGCTGGAGGAATGGGTGCCTTTACGGTTATTCCACAACTCATGAGTGGGCTGAGGAGCTCTAGCGCGCAAATTTCAACTACGATGGCATCTGCAGGCACTGCTGCTACAGCACCAGTGCCTGCTCCAGCCGTAGTAGCAGCACCAGCAACAACCCCTACACAGCTCGGTGGTGCCCCTGGCCCCGGTAGTTCCATTCCCTCTCTCCGAGAAATTGCAAATGATATGCTCCCACTGGACCCAGCAGGAGGACCTGCCCCTTACACATCCAATATTCTCGCTGGAGGCGGCCGCCGCAGCCGCCGCAACGGCCCCACTGAAGAGCCCGACAGTGTACTCAGCGCCATCTTTTTCAGTGCGATTGCCCTCATAGTTGGAGGAGGCCTCGGTCTCGCGCTAATCAGAAACAAAACGGATTCTTCCTAAGCTATAAAGGATGAAGTTGCTGATATCCCAGATTGAGATGGAGAAACTCCTCGGATTTCACCCTTTAGAGGGCGGTGAAGTTCTACCAAAGCTGGTCTTCATCTATTTCACTGCAAACTGGTGCGGGGCCTGCAAACGACTTGACCTGGCAGCGATTGAAGCCTCTGTTCCTGGCGCCACATGGCTAAAATGCGATATAGACCAGAACAACTACACTCCTGGCTATTGCGGCGTTCGCTCCATTCCAACCTTTATCGCCGTAGCAGGAAATAAGCTGGTAGGTCGTGTAAGCAACTCAAACACAGCGTCCGTCATTGCATGGGCGAGAACCATCGCAGAGGATATTAATGGGGCCGACTAAATAGAAGCTGCTGGCGATGAGACTCTCCGTGAAACAACTCCTTGCAATTACGGCAGCACTCGGCGTCACCTTTGCAGTAAGCTACATGCAGCCGCAGCTCAAACGGACCTTTAAAAAATGATGTGTGCGTAACACAGAAAGAGGGGGTATGACATCGGAAATATCTGAAGCCAGTTATGATATCATCATAGTCGGCTCCGGTATGGCGGGACTTTATACGGCACTAGAAGTGCTGAAACGGCATCCAAAGACGCGGCTGGCGATATTTGAAAAATACAAGGAGGTCGGCGGACGTGCCTATACATTTCGCTCAAAAGTTGATGGAAAGCGAGTGCAATGGGAGGCCGGTGCAGGACGCATATCTGAAAAGCACGAGCATGTGATGGGCCTTTTGAAACACTATGGACTCACATGGATACCGATTGGGTCCAGTATTCAGTACAAACAGGATGCTGCCTCCCCTTTTGAGCCGAATGCCTTTGAACCAGCTATTCCTATTATGATAGACACGATTGCAGGTCTCCCTGCAGAGGAACTGGCAACACACACAATTCGGCAACTTTTGACGAAGATTCACGGGCCCACCGAGACCGAAAAGTACCTCATTCGCTTCCCCTATAGGGCGGAAGTAGACATTATGCGGGCCGACATGGCGATTCAGTCCTTTAGAGGGGAAATGCGGGCCCACGAGGGCTATGGAATCTGCAAAGAGGGGCTGTCTGCGCTTGTAAAGGCGATGCGCGAGGACATTGAAAAACGGGGCGGGGTGTTTCATGTGCATCATGAACTGATAGGATATGAGCCTGCAGAAGGGGACGCGATAGACCTGGAATTCCGCATAGGGCCTCCAGACGATGGTGTGGGGCGTCCTTTGCTCAGAGTGAGGGCGCGCAAGCATGCAGTCCTTGCGATTCCGGCGATGGCTCTTGAGGCAATCGGTCTGAAAGACTGGGTGCGCCATTTGCGTATGGCCCCTCTTTTGCGTTTTTATGGTGTGTTTCCAAAAGACGAGAACGGAAAACTCTGGTACGAAGAATACGGGGGGCGTGTAGTGACGGCCGGCCCCGTTCGGTACATAATAGGGGGAAATCCTGCTCAAGGGACTTGCCAGATTTCATACACGGACTCGCAAGATGCACAGTACTGGATTGAGAAGCTGGATAAGGAAGGTGAAAAGGCGGTCGGTGAAGAGATTCTGAAAGAGCTCCGTCAGCTCTTGAAACCGATGATTCCTGCGCCGAAAATGATGAAGTCCCATGCCTGGAGAGATGGGGCGACGTATTGGCTTCCTGGAAAGTATGACCCGAAGGAAGTGAGTCGCAAGGCTCTCACACCCTTTCCAGAGAAGATGCCAGGTCTCCATATTTGCGGAGAATCGTTCAGTCTTCGTCAGGCGTGGATGGAGGGTGCTCTAGAGCACGCGACGGCCCTTGTTGGAATCCTAGATAGAAAACTCTCTTCCAAGAGTAAGTGATATGGACAAGTATTTTCTGGTGGTAATCTTTCATGTTGCAGTCCTTGCTCCTTTTCTTCTTTGGGTTGGATTCAATCGCGCAGCAACACCAGAGTGGGTCTATAATGTTATGCTCGGGTCCGGTCTGCTTGTCCTCCTGTATCATGGCTACAAGGCAATTGGTCGTCTCGCTTCAAAATCTCCGGTGGTGTGGGTGAACTTGATACATGTTCTCGTGGTGGCCCCACTGCTCCTCTGGATAGGCTACAATGGTAAAAAAACAGAGAGGCCTGCATATGATATGCTATTGATGATTGCCTTTGCCGCTCTTGGCTTTCATCTTTACAAACTGATTGTCATTTCGCAGACCTTTGTTAAATCCTCAGAGGTCTAAGAGGGGAATCCCCCTATAGCAGCGAACTGCTCCGCCTTTTCAGACGGAGCGAGTTTGAAACAGCCAGCCGTGGCGGCGTGGTACAAGAAGGCTGTGGAAGAATTGCATTCTTTAGAGCAGCCAGGGCATGTATTTGGATTAGTACAAGCCGACGTGAACTTGTTGATTTCCTCCGTACAGTGATGCCGAATGAAATGGAGTATCCTATTTGCCTTTGTAAGAGTCTTAAAAGGGCAAAGGGGACATGTGAGAGTGCCGGCGGGGTCTTTAGAGTGGCGCGCGGCCACATGCAACGCGAGAACAGAAGAGTGGAGAAACTCCTTATGGCAAACTGTGCATTCAAAAGGAAGTTTCCCTTCGTGCTTTTTCAGATGATAGTGCATTGTGTTCTGATTCTTTTTAGTATCACCGCAAATGTGGCAAACGAATTCTCCTGCTGCATTTTTAGTGTATGTGTAGACCATTTTCGTTGTTGTGCTTTTCTGCTAGGGGCTGCAGCAATATCAATTTTTCCAAGGCCCCCTGAGGCCTAAGATGGGTACGGTCTTGTATGATATAAGAGAAATATGCCGATACATGTTCTTACTTTGGCGATTGGGGCAGATTTTAAGAAGGCGTTGGGGCCTGGACTCGCATCTAAAAAGAGTTGGTGTGAACGGCACGGGTATGACTATATAGAGGGGGGTGAAGAGTTCTGGAATCGCTCTAGGCCTATTCCGTGGTCTAAGGTGGAGTTCGTCTTGTCTGTGCTTGAGAGGTTGTCTGAAGGGGAACTGGTATTTCTCTCTGATGCAGATGTC